CAGGCGCTCCTACACGGCCAGCTGCAGGGCTCGGCGAGGGTGAACGCCCAGAAGGACCACTGCCCCCGTGGGCACGCTTACAGCGGCACAGACGGCCGCGGGTACCGGATCTGCCGCACGTGTGAGGCTGAGAAGTTGCGAGAATTTCGCAGAAGATCTACAAAGATGCAGCGTGTCGCACTCGTTACGCAGCCAGAACTATGGGAGGCATCGTGATCGACCAGGCCGCCACCGCCTTCGCCTGGACCCTCGGCGTCCTGCTCGCCCTGGTCGCCGTCGCCACCGTCGCCGTCGCCACCCACCAGGCATGGGTGCTCGTGCGCTACACGAGGGCCGGGTGGTGGCTGCACCGCCGGCTACCGACCCGGACGGGACGGTGGTGACGTGGCAAACCCCGTGACAGACGACGAACGGCAGCGCATCGCCGACCTCCTCGACGAGGGGATGAGCTACGCCAAGGTGGCAAAGACCATGGGCCGCGGTGTCGGAACCATCGCAGCGGTGGCTAAAGCGGTCGGGCACTCGGCTGAACAATCGGCCGTCGCACGCACGCGAAATGCGAACATCGCCCGCTCGGCGTTCTGTGAGGAGCGCCGAGCCAAGTCGGCCGCATCCGCCCAGGAACGCCTCGACGAGATCCTCGACAAGTTCTGGGACGACCAGCCGGTGGTGTCGGGTGGCATGGCCGGCGCCGAGGTGCTGAGCGTGCGCCCCGACGCCCGTGCCATCCGTGACCGTGCCTCGGCGGTGCAGACCCTGCAGCGCATGGTCCTCGACGTGAAGCGGGCCGACGAGCGGGCCGACGAGGGCCAGGCCAAGGGGCTCCTCGAGCGGCTGGTCGAGGGCCTCGACGCCGTGGCCGATGCTCAACCCTGACGCCCCGGCGAACCTGTCGCCCAAGCAGGCCCGCTCGATCCTCGACGCAACGGCCCGCGTCAACATCTGGGAGGGCTCGGTGTCGTCGGGCAAGACGATCGCCAGCATCATCGCCTGGCTCGACTTCGTCGCCCACCACGCCCCGCCGTCCGGGCGCCTGTTCATGATCGGCCGCACCAAGGACACGCTCTACCGCAACGTGCTCGCCCCGATCCTCGAGATGCTGCCCCCCGGCGACCCGTCGATCCGCTACACGAAGGGCGCCAACACGGCGGTGATCTTCGGGCGTGAGGTCGACGTGCTCGGCGCCAACGACGTAAGCGCCGAGTCCCGCATCCGTGGTGCGACGATCGCCGGCGCCTACATCGACGAGGCGACACTCCTCCCCGGCGAGGGCTACTGGTCGCAGCTCCTCAACCGTGCCCGCGTGCCCGGGGCGCGCCTGTTCGCCACCACGAACCCCGACGGGCCGATGCACTGGTTCAAGACCACCGTGATCGACCGCGCCGAGGAGCTCGGCTACACGACGACGCACTTCGTGTTGGAAGACAACCCGGGCCTCACCGACGAGTACGTCGCCCAGGTGAAGGCCGAGAATGTGGGCCTCTGGTACAAGCGCAACATCCTCGGTCTCTGGGTGCTCGCCGAAGGCACCATCTGGGACATGTGGGCCCCGGAGCGCCACCTCGTCGACGACCTGCCCGACATGCACCGCGTCATGCTCGCCGTCGACTACGGCACGGCGGGCGTGTTCGCTGCGCTCCTGCTCGGCGTGGGGCGCGTCGAGGGGCGTGAGCGCCTGTACGTGGCCCGCGAGTGGCGCTGGGATGCGAAGGCGAACCGGCGCCAGCTCACTGACGCCGAGTACAGCGCACGCCTGCGCGCCCAGGTGGACACGTGGGCCGAGGAGATCCCCGCCGCCTATGAGCTCGACCGGGTGCACGTCGACCCGTCGGCGTCGTCGTTCATCACCCAGCTACACCGCGACGGGTGGGAGCGGGTGCGCGGTGCCGACAACGACGTCGGCGACGGCATCCGCGAGGTGGCGACCCTGTTCGGTGCCGACCGCCTGCTCGTGCACTCGTCGTGCGAGGGGCTCGCCAAGGAGATCCCCGGCTACGTGTGGGACGCCAAGGCGTCGCTCCGTGGCGAGGACAAGCCGGTGAAGGCCAACGACCACTCGTGCGATGCGATGCGCTACGGGGTGCGCGGTGCCCGCCGGTGGTGGCGTGGCTGGGTCGGGGGCCGCGCCGTCGCGCTCGATGAGGCCGCCTGAGCGCGCCCCACCCGGCGCGCATGGTGGCAGGCGTGCCGTTGCCAACTGACACCTCAACCGTCTGGCCGCCCCCGGACCTCGGGCGCATCACCGCCGACCTCCTCGAAGCGGATGCGTGGTGGTCCGGTGACCAGGCACGCCTCGCCGCCCTGTACGGGCGCCAGGCCGCTGCCCCCAACGGGCGCCGCTCGTTCTGGTCGCGCTCCACCACCAGCACGAAGCCCACCGACCGGGTGCACGTCCCCATCGCCGCCGACATCGCATCAGTCGGCGCCGACCTGCTCTTCGGCGAGGACATCCGCGCCGTCATCGACGACGCCCACGGCGAGACGCCCGACCCGATGGCGCAGGCCACCGAGGCCCGCCTCGTCGAGTTGCTCAACCTCGCTCAGGTGCAGACCACGCTCCTCGAAGGCGCCGAGATCAGCGGCGGCACCGGTGGCGTGTACCTGCGCGCTATGTGGGATCCGATGTACCGCAAGCACCCGTTCCTCTCGGTGGTGCGCTCGGATCGCGCCGTGCCGGAATGGCGGTGGGGCGACCTCGCTGCGGTGACGTTCTGGAAGGTGGTGGCCACCGACGGCGAGACCGTGTGGCGTCACCTGGAACGCTATGAGCCGGGTTGGATCTACCACGGCCTCTACGCCGGCGACAAGGAGCGCCTCGGCGCACGCATGGCGCTCGACAAGCTGGCCGCGACCGCCAGCCTTGATGACGAGGTGAACCTGACCGCCCTACTCGGCGTGCCCGACCTGTTGCTCGCCCGCTACGTGCCGAACGCCAGGCCGAACCGTCGCCACCCGGGAACGCCGTTCGGCCGGCAGGACACGCAGGGGCTTGAATCCCTCATGGATTCGCTCGACGAGGCCGCCACCGCGCTGGCCCGTGACGTGCGCCTCGGGAAGTCGCGCATCATCGTCCCCGACCAGTTCCTCGACCGGTCGGGGCGCGGGAACGGCGCCGTGTTCGACGCCGACCGCGAGATCTTCTCCCCGTTGGAGATGGACCCGTCCGACGCGGCGAACGCCGGGATCACGCCCGTTCAGCCCGAGATCCGCACCCAAGCCCACGCCGACGCCATGAACCAGTACATGCGCCTCATCGTGTCTGGTGCCGGCTACTCGCCGCAGACGTTCGGCCTCGTCGACGGTGCCGCCGCCGTGACCGCCACAGAGGTGCGGGCCCGTGAGGCCGACACGCTGCGCACCACCGCCCGCAAGCAGCGGTACTGGGAGCCGAACCTCACCGACCTGTTTGAGATGCTCCTCATCATCGACGCCCGCGTGTTCGGCTCCAGCGTCACGCCGATGCGCCCGTCGGTGTCCTTCCCGCCGCTGGCATCGGAGGATCCCGCCACCCTCGCCGCCACCCTCACGGCGCTCCGCAACGCGCAGGCCACCAGCATCGAAACCCGGGTGCGCATGGCCCAACCCGGCCTCGACGCCGACGCCGTACAGGCCGAGGTGGAGCGCATCAAGGCCGAAGAGGGCATCGTCACCGACCCAACCGGCGGGTTCGTGTGAGGGCGCGGGTTCGCTACGACGGCGAGGGTGCCGCGTACCGCGAGCACGCCGTCCCGAGCAGGTGCGGGAAGCTGGCTTACGCCACGATGAAGCGGGCCAAGGAGGCCGCGGCGATCGCACGGCGTGACACCGGCGACGACATCCGGGCGTATCACTGCTGGTCGCCGTGCCACGCGTTCCACATCGGCCACCCGCCTGCGCCCTACGACTACGACGCGGAGCGGGCACGTGCTCGGCAAGCTGGCTGACCTCGCCGTAGCCGTCGTCTGGCGGCCGGTGGCGTGGGATGTGCCACTCACCGCGCCGTGGGGCGACAGGCGCGTGTTCAGCGGCCGATGGTCCGACCAGGCGCGCCGCTGGGTGCGGTACTGAGATGCCCGCCGAAGCGGACCCGGACCTGGCGCTGCGCACCGCCAAGACGGTCGCCGACATCTACGGGCAGGCGGTGGCGGACCTGCTCAAGCTGGTGGCCTCCCGTCTGGCCCGGGGCATCGACGAACCGGGCTGGGCTGAGCGCAAGCTCACCGACATGGTCGGGCTGCGCACCGAGGCCGCCGACGTGGTGGCGCGCCTGCAGGTGTTCGGCCCCGAGGCGATCAACCTCGCCGTCGAACGGGGCTACGAGGTGGGCGCCCGTGCCGGCGCCGCCGAGGTGGCCGTGAAGCTTGCACCCGCAACGAACACGCTGGCCGTGCAGGCGTTGGCCGCCGAGACCGTGGCCGCCATCACCGACACGCATGGCGGCATCCTGCGCCAGATCGACGACATCTACCGCCAGGTCGTCGCCGAGACCGCGGCGCAGACCGTCACCGGGGCACGCACCCGCCTGGCCGCGGCGCAGAACGCCCTCAACCACTTCGCCGACCGTGGCATCGTCACGTTCCGCGACACGGCGGGGCGACGGTGGGCGCTGGAGTCTTACGCCGAGATGGCGACCCGCACGGCGGTGGGCCGCGCCCAGGTGGCCGGGACCCTCGATCGCTTCACCGACGCCGGGCGCGACCTCGTGATCGTGTCCGACGCCCCCCAGGAGTGCAAGGCGTGTAGGCCGTGGGAGGGCAAGGTCTTGTCGATCAGCGGCGCCACCGAGCGGGGCACGCGGGTGGTGGGCGGGGACGGGCATCGCTTCACGGTGGCCGGATCGGTGGCTCAGGCGCAGCGTGCGGGCCTGCAGCACCCCAACTGCCGCCACCGCCTCGGCGCGTTCGTGCCGGGCCTCACGGGGCGCATGACCGACACCGAGGACCCGAGCGGCGACCGGGCGCGCCAGGAGCAACGACGGCTCGAGCGGGGCGTGCGCCACTGGAAGCAACGGGCCGCCGCCGCCCTCGACGACGACGCCCGCAAGGCGTCCGAACGCAAGGCCAAGGAGTGGCAGCGGCGCCTCGCCGACCACGTCCAGGCCAACGACCTGCAGCGACGCCGGGAGCGGGAACGCCTCGGCCCTCGATGACCACTACCTACCCACCATGAAAGGTGACACCGATGACGATGACCGACACCAACCCCGCCCCCGAGGTGACCGAGCCGGAGGCCGACGACGCCCCCGCTCCCGAGGCGACCGCGCCCGAGGTCACCATGACCCAGGCAGACCTCGACGCCCTGATCGCCAAGCGCCTCGACCGTGAGCGCAAGAAGTGGGACACCGACGCCCAGGCGGCCAGCGAGCGGGCCAAGCTCGACGAGGTCGACCGGCTCAAGGCCGAGAAGGCCGACAGCGACAACGCCGTCGCCGAGGCCAAGCGCGAGGCCCTGTCGATCCGGGTGGAGACCACCGCCGAGCGGCTCGCCCTCAAGGCCGGCGTGAAGCCTGACCGCGTCGAACGGTTCCTGCGCAACGTCGACCTCTCCGACCTCGACGAGCTCACCGAGGACGGCAAGCCGAACCAGGCCGCCCTCACCAAGCTCATCGGCGACACCCTCGCCGACGTGCCCGAGTTCCGGGGCCAGACGGCCGCCGGCGCATCGGGCGCCGAGTTCGGTGGCGACCCGGCGAAGAAGGTCTGGACCCGCGCCGAGATCGCCAAGCTGTCCGCCGACGACTACGCCAAGCACGAGACCGAGATCCTCGCCCAGCTACAGGGGCCGGGGATCAACTAGCCGACGGGCTTCGTACGGGCCCTCACGGGCATCGCCGACGGGCGTGAAACGGGGCCTACGGGCCGGAGGACCAGCCAGGCACTCGCTGGCACCCACCACGAACCCGTGAGGAAACCCCGCTATGAGCATCGACTCGTTCGTCCCCGAGGTGTGGTCCAAGTCGCTCCTCTCGTCCCTCAAGAAGTCGCTCGTGATCGCCGCCCCCGGCGTCGTGAACCGTGACTACGAAGGCGAGATCA